CGGTCGGGTAATCCAGGGGGCGATCGTGGGGGGACGATTGCTCGCCATCGTAGTGACTGCTTCCCACAGGGCAAGTCATGGCGTTGGAATTAAGACAGCGACAGCGGGGCGACCAAGAACTCCTTGAAGTACTTGGTGCCGGGCTTGGCCTTGCTCTCGTCGTAACGCGCACGGAGCTTGACCGGAATCACGTTGCCGTTGTTGATGCGCTCCTGCACGGTCTGCATAGCCATCTGCAGATTCTCAGGACGACGGCCAATCAGGGTGGTCAGGTGGCCCTTGATGCGCTCGAGCTCGATGCGAGCGCGGGTCTTGGCACCCTCGTCGGTCAGCTGAGTCGGGTCAGCGGGCATCTGGAAACGGGCACCCGTAAAGCTGCGAGGCTCGGGGCTGCCCGGATCTTCGACCATCTGGTACTGAAACGTGATGTCGATGGACGGGAACAACTGGCCGTCCTTCTGCTTGAACTCTCCTTCCTCGATGGTCATGCCAGTGACAAGCACGGCATGGTCACCGGCATCGGGACGCCAGCCTGCGCCGGAGCCCTCGGTGTTGGCCTCGACTGAGGCGAAGGAGTTGTTGTACGCAGCGAACATGGTGGACTTGATAGTCATGACAGTAAACCTTTCGTGAAAGGAGATGAAAATGGAAATGAGACACGGAACGAAATCAACGAAACAATCGACACGTTATACGGACTTGTCGATTGAGTAATCGGGAGGCGGGGGTGGGACACCGTCGAGGGCCCACCCCCAGCCCTTCCGGGGGTCAGGGAGTGTTGGCGGTCTTGTAGGCTTCTTCGAACAAGCCCCAAGGGTCAACTGCACTGGTCACGTCGATGTCCTGCATCGGCTTGAGAGTGCGAGTACGGATGAGTCGCATGTAGCGCGGGTCACGGAACGAGATGGTACGCGTGATCGTCTGCTTGGTGACAGTGCGATTCTGCGTAACCTGCTTCCCGGCCACGGTAACAACTGTTGGTTCCACGGTGGAGACTTCGCGCACTTCTGAGCGCATGGGTGCAATGATTTCTACCACCTTGGACAGTCGCTCCCGTAGGCCGGGAGGCAGGGACAGGTAGTGCTCCTCTACCTTGGATCCTTCGCCGATCTCCACCCAGTCGCGGGACAGGTGGGCGAGCAGCCAAACGCCGTAACCGTGTGAGCGCAGACGGTGAGCCACATCAATCACCGTGTCATACAGACGCTCCCACGCAGCAGGGCCATGTGCCTGCTCAAAGAGTTCCTTGCCCATCTGCCGTGCAACCCACGGCTTAAGCAGACGGATCATCGGGATCATGGTGTCAATGACGACCATTGAGGGGCGCTCGTCTCCGTTCTTAGCCATATCACATAGCTGCTTGATCTTGGCTTCGACGTGGTCCCAGGTAATGATGAGCGGCTTTCCGTCGACGTCCATTGGACGACCATCAAGACCAATGCCGGGCCACACTGCACACTTGGCGTGGGGGGACACGGTGCTGGACAGATCGAGGTTGATGACGAAGGCGTCGGGGCAGGACTGGAACAAGTAAGACTTGCCAGAGTTCTGCTCACCCACGACCATGCCGAAAAGATTACGGAGCGAATAGAGACCAGGTCCACCCTGGAATCCTAGCCCCTTGTAGGCCCGAACGGGGCCGTTGCCTGCTGCTGTTGTCTGATGAATGCTCATTGGAATTCTCCTGATTGACGTGCGAGTTCACCGAAGGCGTCACCGAATCCCCGCGACGGGCGGAAATCAAAAGTTTTTTCGTTGTCAAACTTGACATCCTCCTCCCCCGCATCCGGGCGGGGGCCAGCCCCCCCGCCCGGGGCGGGGACTGGACTCAAACCTTCAATGTGAACTGTCTTGCGGAACGAGATGCCCAGTGCTTCCAACCACGTGCTGAACGTGGAGAAAGACACCGTGCTTCCGGTTGCCTTCTTGAATGCTGCGTGCAGCGTGGACTTGTTGGTGATCTCAGTCTCGCTGCGAAGCAGGCCCGCAAGGTAGGGGCGCACAACTTCGGTGAGAATCTGCGTCATCAAACTTCCAAACTCGCTGCGTTGCAGCTTGCCTTCTGGGTAGGGATCACTGGACATTTGCTGTCTCCTTTGGTGCGTCTCGATCAACGATGACAAAACCTTCTTGCATCACGATGTCTGGCCACTCCGAAACAGGACGCAAGACAAACGGTGCGTATGTGTCGAGTGTACCAGTACCATGAACTTCTGTGGGCCACGGATACTCATGCGGTTCAATCTCTGCGATGCGCCACTTGTTGAGAGCGGCGAGGCGCGCACGATACTGACCTACCCACTGTTTGTCTAGTAGGGCAGTGCCCGAAGTGAAAGATAAATCTACAAGAGGCTCAGCCACCCGCTCTGCCTTGAGGTGCACATAGTCCTTCTCACCCATGTACCACTGGCGGCAGCGCTCGATGTAGTTCTCCAGCCGGGGCTCCCCAGTGTACACTTTCTCATTGCGAGGCTCTCCCTTGCGGGGTCCACTCTTGAAGGGCGTGGTGTCCAGGATGTAGTCTCTATCGGACTGGCCGAAGGAGATGGTGGGCTTACGCACAATGGCGTGAAGCATGCCCCCCACGGTGGTGTCATCGGGCAGATCGAACTGCTTCTGCAAATGGCCACGCTGCAACAGATCGTGGGCAATGCTCATATAGTGCTGGGTCTGGGGCTCGATGGGGCATGAGGCTCCACGGATGCGAGGGCTGATGCCTGTGGTCTTGTAGTCCACGATCCACACTGAACGCTGTGTCTTGTGGAACAGCAGCAAGTCAGGCTGCATCACACAGGTCACAGGATCCATGCGCTTGTCGTCCAGCGTCAGGTCTGTACGCAGCAGGCACTCGTTGCACAGGGGGACAAAGTCAGGCCCGCTCAAGAACTCGTGCATGCTACGACCATTAGCGAGGGACCCCTCGATGGGCAGGTCCTTGGACACAAGGGACCAAGCCCACCCGCAGGTAGCGTCTTGCTCCTCGACGGCGACGATCTCACGTGTGCGCTGGTCCCCGATGGATAGCTCCTTGCACACGCTACGCATCTCGTCAATGCGTGCCTCAAGCTTGGCCTGATACTGGATGTGGGCTGACTCCACCGTGTTGCTGGGGTTCATCAGCAACTCAAGGGCTGCGTGGAACCAGGTGCCCTGCGAGAGGGCCACGCTGTAGCGCAGCGCTGGGACTAGGCCCAGCTTGCGAGTGAGGTAGTAGTGGAACGGGGATCCGAGCGAACGGAAGTCGGATGATCGGACGGGGGGACGACGCTCAACCAGACCGTGCTGGGCGAGCAGATCGCGCGACCCCACTGGGGTCGACCGGAACTCAGGCGGCATGTTGTTCTCCTAAAGAAGTTTAACCAGCAAAGAAACCACCAAGCATCACACGAGCGTTGGTAGTGGTTGCAGCGGTGCCACTGGCATCTGCAGTTGTAAAGGTAAATGCAAACGGATCAATCACGGCAGCTGTCAGGCGGGTCAGTCCGTTCACGGGGATACCCCATGGTTCAGAACCAAGAACAGTAGCTGCACCAACAGATCCGTAGAAAGTTGTGGTAGTTGTACCAAAGTTGACTGGGAAAATGGTGGTTGCAACACCGCCATCTGTTGCCTCATCAAGGTACTGATTGAACAGGGCCACATTGTTTATAGCGCCGTTAGTTGTACCCGAGTATGTACCAATGGCAGTAGATACTGCCACCAAAGATCCGCTTACGGGAACAGTGATGGAAGCCTCGTAAGTAGGAGCTGCTCCGGTCACAATGCCACTGGGAAGAGTCTGGTTGAAACGGCTGCTTACAGGCACTGACCCGTAGATCTGCCACTTGCCGGCGCCACTGCTCGAAGTTGACACTGAGGTAATAGCACAGGGTATAGCTCCATCAATTGAAGTCAGAGTAGCGGTGCACACGTAGAAGGGCACAAACACACGAGCATCAGTTGGCACATCAACAGAAATCATGTTGCTGTGGTTGGCTGCACCAGCGGTACGGGCATCGTCCCAAATGGCTTCAGCCATAACACCGTTGGCAGTTCCACGGTTGGTGGTGGCAAGGTTGGTGTTGAGAATTACAAAGCCACTAGCCCTCGATGGATTGGCAATTTGGTTGGTCTTGTATGCTTCTTGGATTCGTTGACGGCTAATGGGTGGCATTTTTTTTTTACTTGTGGAAGCTTACACCAATGCCGCAGAAGTCAACTGCTGTAGTTGTTCCACCAGTAATGGTGTAAGCAACAGAGGGCTCAGACCCAAAGTAATCAGGAATGAGGATCACTTCAGTTGCTCCTCTTACTGGAATGGATGCGTAGTTGGCATCAAAGAAAGATGCCAAAGCGGAGCTGCTGCCCGAAGGTGGCTTTGCTGTATGGTAGGGACTGCTTACAGTGTCAGTTTTCAACAGGTTACTGGTTGAGGCGCTAGCCCCACCCAGGTTCATTGGTTGAACCAAAAACCTGCGAGTTGAAGATACTTCATAAGGAAGAGCCACAACGTCACCACCAAGACCAAAGTTGAAAAGGTCGGCAGCTTGCGAACACTGAAGACCAATGTTGAACAGCGGCTTCCAAATACCGTAGGTGTTTGAAAGTTTGATTGCATTTGAAAGTCCCGCATCAGCAGGTTCGTAGCTGTTTGGTGGCTGAGCAATTGGAACACGACCATGGATTCGAAGTGCCAAAGTTGTTGCACCCGTAATGGTGGCTTGGACAACGGTGACGTTTCCAATACCAGACGCTGCACTGTACTGCAGCAGCCAATACAGACTCATGTGGGTAGCACCGGGAGGAACCGCAACACGAGTCATGTACTGCGTGTTGGTCTCAATCCCATCAACCACTTCCTGAACGGTATTAGGGCGGGTAAGCGCCTTTGACCAGTCCTTGTGCAGCACATAGATGGAACTGCTAAGAGGAACTGGTTCCTTTTCCAACCGTTCATTTTGAAGCGTGTCAGTGTTCGGAACAAAGGTTGGGGGGGTTGGCATCGGGCAAAGTCCTTTCTACGTTTGGGAGTATAGGGCACAGTGCCGCGTTGACCAAGAGGCGTACTGCCCACTCGGCCACGGCACGGCGTGCACTCATAGAGGTGTTCGGTAAGAGAATCAGACCAATGTTTCTTTCAAGCAGGATGCGATGCAGGGCGTCGATCGCATTCCAGGGATCAGGCAGATCCTTGGTGGGGTTCATGGTGTCGAGCAGGTTCCCCTCGAGCAGGAGGTAGGGGTAGAAGCAGGCTTCTTTGAGTCGGTCCATTGCC